TGATGAAACCGTCATCGTACATATAATCATATTGAGATTTGCAAAACTCGTCTGTGTTTCTGGGAGAATCTACATATTGATTGTGTCTGCAATTGATACAATATTGCTTGAAGATACCATTGTCACAGCCGTATGTCTTACAATTCCAACATTCTTTTGGACCAGTCCCCTCTCTATGATTGCATGCCCAATGAACCGGGAAGTTTAGTGAATATTTCTGTCCGTTATACTCGTAAAAATTTGGCATACCTTTTTGCATGATGGCTTTGTAAAATATACAAACCATTAACTGTTGTAGAATGTATCAATTTTTTACATTTTTACGTATGTACAAATTACGAGGATGTATAGTTTTTTACTAGACGTGAAATATGTACAATTTTACTATTGTTTGATGCAACTTTTGATGGAATCCATCGTTTGAATTTGGGACTAAAAATACATTCTATAGATAGTGTCAAATTTAAATCAACATATTTATCATACTCAATATTTTGGAAATCTTCATCGTCATCGCTTTCTTCAATGTAATCCAGATTTCTATTTTCTCTGATATTTCTGAAAATAGAATTCAACATCACACTTGTCTTGTAATTTGGAACATAGGACAAATTATAATACACAGTTGAATTGCTTCGTCCATATGCGAACAAATGGTAAATGTCATATTGCAAATCTGCCCTGACTTCAAATACAGTGGTCATCTTGTATTGCGGTTTATTCAGAATCATTCTATAAGGTTCAATATCAAAGTCGGGAAGAGTAGGTACACTGGGTTTTATGGTATTGGGTAGGTTGACCAAATTCATCTTCTTAGATAAATATACGTTTACATGAGGCATAATTTCACTCGATGAACGATACTGAACATGATGTATCGGGTATTGTATAGATGAAGAATGATGGTTATCAATCGTATTCGGATATTCTTCAATTCCGTCTAATGTAACACTCCATAAGTGCGGAGAATAAATGGGTGTATTTGGTTCAAAATATGAAAATGCGTTATTCCAAGCACTTAGTTTTTCCAAAGTAGACATTTTCTTCATATTTACACCTCGAGAATATAAAATGTCATCTATAACATATTTTTCTTTGCCCGAATGTTCATCAATGACACAAGTAGCATATATGAGCGTTCCAATAGATAATTTCATATTCGATTTTATGTCACTATGTGTGACCTTTATAATTTTTTTGTCTCGGTTTAATTCCATTATGTAACAAGTATAATTTTTTTGATGGAACGTAAACCATAATAACATCTTTTTACCAGTTGGTATCGCTATACATACATCATATACAGATGAAACTTTCTTATGTGAAATGGTTTCATAGGAAAGTTCAAATTGAGGTAATCGTTTAATTAGATGGGACGTTTGACCGGCGTTGAGTACTAACATAATCAATATTCCAAGTACTATTTATATAGTTTTATGAAATATTTTGAGGGGTCTGTTCATCCATAAACTGCTGCAAATCATTATTCAATTTTTCAATATGGTCTTTGTCGAATAATTTATCCTGTGGTGAACTATGTATTTGTTCCATCATTTTAGTATATTTTTCATTACTTAACGAACGAGATACCTTTGGTTTTGGTCTACAGAAATGGGTTTGTATATATTGAATAAACATATGTGATACAAAAATAAACAATAGAAAAAACAATGCCTTAGATAGAAATCCAGTAATCATATTCACAAAATACTAAATATTATGAACATAAAAATATAGGACATCAAACGCTTACAACAAATAATATTTGTAAACCAATATAAATGTATGATGAATAAACATAGTAAGTAATGTCATCTGTTCGTTTGCTAATCGTTGAAAAGAATGGTACCATTAAAGAAAGTGTATTAAAAACGTGGAATGAAGAAGAATTATACAAAAAAGCCGGATTTAAAAGCGAGCAAGGTTTCAAATTGGCAACAACATGGAAAGTCGATGACATTAATAAACAGTCATATACTATCAATGTGTATGGTAAGACCGATGGTCGCGCAACCCAAGAAAACAAATACGAATTTCCTCCTCCGATTGATGAAACATTGTTTTTTGGGAGTTGTTTGATTGTGAACATGCGTAACGATAAACCGGTTTCACTTACGAGTGCTGAATGGACATGCATTTACGAAAAATTGTATGGTGGCTTTGAAAGTTTGGGAGAAGAAGATAGTGAAGAAGATAGTGATGAATATGACGACGTTCCCAAAACCAAATCCGGATATGCGAAAGACGGTTTTATTGTAGATGACGATGACTTGTCTGATGATGCGTCTGATGATTCCGATGAAGTTGTTCCAACACCAAAGAGGAAGGCGCCAAAGAAAGTAACTAAAAAAAGTGATAAAGATGTAATACTTGATAATATGTTTATGGAATTCAGTAACGAGCTGGACGAATTGTTGGATTCTACGAAGGAATTGGAAAAAGAAGATTACATGTAATTATTTTCACATACGTAAAATTAACAACTACAAAATTGAATGATATAAATATTGCTAGTATACTTATATTATTCACACATACTAGATACCATGAAGTCTATTGCGAATCCATCTGGGTTTCGCAAAAATCTCAAAGTAAAACTCGCGTTGATTTTGGAAGATGAAAATATTACGACAAACGTAGAAACCAGTATTTTCAATTATGCGATTAATGAATCTGACCGTCGTAAGTTGATAAAAAAATGGGATAACCCCAAATTTGTAGAAATTTATTTGAATCGTTTCAGAAGTATTTATATTAATCTGAAAAACAACCAGTTTTTAGAACAAATAAAAAAGGAAGAGATTACTGGGAAGATGCTGGAAGTATTGACACATTATGAAATGGATCAAGATCGATGGAGCGAGTTAATTGATAAAAAAATCAAGCGCGAGGCGAGCAAATTCAATACGAACATTCAAGCCTCTACTGATATGTTTACATGTAGAAAGTGCAAATCTAAGAAATGCACGTATTATGAACTACAGACGCGTAGTGCGGATGAACCGGCAACTATCTTTATAACATGTCTTGATTGTGGGAAGAACTGGCGTTCTTAAAGAAATATCCAATCGAGTTGAACATAAAATCAAAATAAACCAACCATGCATACATACGCAATACAACGAAAAAAGCATATTTCATTTGTTCAAATTGTGGATGATTGGTAATATAAATCGGGATATATTCGATTTGCGGTTCGAATGGTTCCAAGTCATTATAACATTCATTCGGTCTACGAATATTTTTTATTTTAGAAATTTGCTTTATACAACTATGGTAGTCACTTTTTGTAATGACCATATCAGTTATATCACTTCTGCATAATGGACATACTGGATGGTCCCGATTATCTTTGTAAAGTTGTTCAATGTATTTCAAAATACATTGCGAGCAGAAATAATGATTACATATTAATTTACAAAATTGGTTTGTTGGTATGGACTCTAGACAGACAGCACAATTGTCATTGCGTAGTAACATTTCAGAATTATTTGCTATTTTCAAATCAATAATAAAAATGCGTGTGGATAACAATATGTTTGATATGCTTGAAGGAGTCCAGTTCGTGCATATGCGATGACTTATTAAAAATTGATGAATATGTTCTGAATAGAGTGTAATTTTGTAGTAAGACAATGAATTCATTAGGTCTACGTGTTTTGTACTAGATACATCTGAATAATGTAAAATAAATTTGTTAATAAATTCATTGTACGGAATATATCTTTGATGCCGGGTAGACGATTTTTTGAATAAAATATTATGCGTATATCCAATTGCACGTAATAAAGTAAAATCCAAAGAAGTTAAATATACTCGTAGATAACTAGTATGGAGACCTAAATAATAGTCGTGCGCAGCGCTGTATTGAATGTTTTTATCGAATACACTTATCATTTGACTATCGCAATGTTGAATACGATGACCGGGTTGGCGACAAAATGAACAAGTTGGCATAGATAGATAAATAATCGTTACAATATACAAATAATCTAATTGCATAAAAAATACTTATTGTATTTTTTATACGACATATGAAGTTATATCAAAATTTCTAAATCTTGTAACTTCCAATATTCGCAACCTCCATTTGGCATAGGACGTTTCACAATGAAAGGAATTTTTTTCTCTTCGAACTCTTTCAATGCAATCAAATATCCGTCAATGACACTTTCGTCAATAGATACAAATGGTTTGCCTCCACTGTTAATTTGCTTTGCTCGTTCGCCTAGGATACGAGCTTTTTCGTATTTTGTAATAAATGGTTGAGTTCTATGTAATGGGTCAATGATGTTGCCATCATCATCGCGTACGACTTTCGACAAAGACTCGACTTCGTCATAGTTGAGATTGTGTAAATCCGGATGATGACTGGATATCAAATTTTCCTTGTATTCGTCATCGATTTTCTGTAAATAATCTTCGTCTTTTTCTTCTTCGTCGTCACTAAAATCATCTTCCCTGAACGGATTCAATTCTATATCTTCATCTGCGACGTCGTCGTTTTTCTCTGAAAATATTTTGTTTTCAATTTCTTCGTCATCAAGCTCTTCGTCATCATCAAAATCATCATCACTATCGTTGATAACGGGTTCATTTGGGGCAACCGACTCATCATCACTTTGGACATCAGACGCCTCGTCATCTTCTTCCGCAGAACGAATCGTGATAGCACCTTTTTTCTTGGATTTAATTGGTAGTACTTTATCAACTATTTCGTCATCAGATAACTCGTCTTCAATAATTTCGTCGTTATCGTAATCAATGGGGTCCATTATATACTAATATGTGAATATATTAAAAAGTATTTCTAAATACATTTTATTCAATTTTATACTAAGAGAAATTAATTATTCGTCCATTTTGTATCGCACTCGGTGCATATATAACTATACTTCATATTCGCATCATCATATCGCATATATAAGATTTCGGCGGGTTCTTTGTGTTCTTTATGGTTGGTTTTGCATTCTTTGTTGGGACAAGGAATATTGTATACACGCGGTAAGGTGGGGTCGAGTTTGGTGTATTTATTGATAATATGATTAAAATTCTGTTCTCCTTTTGTGAATGATGTGTTCATTAGACAGATACCGTCTTGATTGGTATCACTATCCTCATGCCCACAATGTTTACAATAATAGTTTAGTTTTGATTCATCTGATTCTGTTATGCGGATATAGTACATATTGTCGCATTTCTCGCAAAATTTCATCTTAACTTATCTGTATATATATTTGATATGATAATTCTTCTATGTTATTTCAATTCAATTTTGTATTTACACCCTTGAATATTTAAAATGAGAATGAAAAATTGATGACGAAAATCCAGGTTTTATTACTGACACAATAATTATTTTCACATTATCATAATATATCTTACCATTACAGTAGTTCGTTTTGTAATTATAAAATTCACAGTCGGGATATTATAATTGAAAATTGATTTAGAAAGTAGACAATAAAATAGTAGTATAATATACTCTGGAAGATGAGCACATCTTCTACAACTGCAAAAATGAAGTCAAAACGACAACAAACGTTACAAACCACCCTATCGCAGTACAAGTTAGATAAACATTCATCAAATGATAAGAGTGAGACACCTACCAATACTAGAATCGGCAGCAAAGATGCGAATATTCACGGAGGCTCTTATCTTATCCCTGACAGCGAATATAGCGAATTTATGAAAAAAGTGAAATCGTCCACTATGAATGGTCAATATGAATACCTTACGGAAAAGCAGTTCTTAGAGGGTACACTTGCGATTGATATGGATTTACATTATGATTACGAGGTTGAAGACCGACAGCATAATAAATCACACATAGATGACCTAATCGATGTAATCTGTTCAAATTTGAACGATATGTATGTATTCAATAGCGAACAAAATATAGTATGTTATGTAATGCAAAAACCAGATGTAAATAGAGTGAAAGAGAAAAATATAACCAAAGATGGTATTCATTTGTTATTCAACATTAAAATGGATAGAACCGCGATGAAATATTTGCGTGAACAATTAATATCCAACATTGCGGAAATATGGGATGTTCCGATTATCAATACGTGGGGAGGAGTATTCGACGAAGGGGTCATGAAAGGCACCACTAACTGGCAATTGTACGGTTCAAGAAAGCCGCATCACGGTAGATATACTGTCTCATATATTTACGACATTGGTTATGATGAAACAGACAATGAGTTCATTCGTGATGAAATAAGCAACGTGTCTGCGCATTTGGAAGAATTAGATTGGATAAATTTGTCTGTTCGCAATCCGAATGTACCTGCGTTTCCACTCAAGACATCATTTATGTCTACGTATGAAAAATATCTACCTGTAAACAAAACAAGGTCACAATACTCGCGAAATAATGTCCCCACGAGAAAGTCGAGTGCTCTCCGTTTGAATATTAGCGATTTACGTAGTCTTAAAAATCAAGAAGAGTTGGACTCGGTATATAATGAAATGATGGATTCTTTTACCAATAACGAATATGAACTGACTACTGCTTGTAAAATGACGATGATTTTACCGTCAGAGTATTACGGAAATGGTTCTTATGATAAGTGGATAAGAGTATGTTGGGCATTAAAAAATACCTCTCATGACCTGCTTATATGTTGGTTGAAATTCAGTTCACAGTCTGCGTCCTTTCATTATCCAGCGTCGATAATGGATTGTATGGACAAATGGGATGAAACGGAAATACAAACCAACGGGGGGCTGACTATAGGGTCAATTTGTCATTGGGCAAAAACGGACAACCCAAGCGAATATAAAGAGATTCAAAATCAGTCTGTATATGCGAAGATCGAACAAGCGATTAATTACGCGGTTCAAAATAGTCATTTGAACAATAAAAAGACGGGTATCTGCGGTGATGCGGATTTTGCGGATGTGCTCCATACCATGAAGGGTGACGAATATGTAGCGGCAGCATGCAAAACGTCCTTATGGTATCGGTTCATCAATCATCGATACGAGATTTGTGATTCAGGTACTTCATTACGTAATGAAATTGGCACTACGATGCGTTCATTATTTAATCAAAAAGCACAAGAATATTTACATGAAAGTACGTATCAACCGGAAGAGGCAGAATCCAAAGAAGCAGAAGCTGCAAAAGTGAAAGCGAAGGTATGTATGAACGTATTTGCTCACTTAGGAAAAACCGCAGATAAAGAACACATCATGACTGAATCTCGCCATCTTTTCTACAAAAAAGATTTCTTTGATAAGTTAGACCAAGACCCTTATTTGATGGGATTCAATAACGGGGTGATGGACTTTCGTGAAAAAGTATTTCGTCCAGGCAAACCAGACGATTTTGTGTCGATGAGCACAAATATTAATTATGTAAAATTAGACAAAAACAACCAGAAACAACAAGAAATCGTTAATGAAGTGACCGAATTCTTACATCAGCTTTTCCCCATTCAGGAAGAATATGAGTATATGTTTGACCATTTGGCATCAACTTTGATTGGAAATTCGGTCAATCAAACGTTCACTATGTATAACGGCGAGGGACGCAATGGAAAGTCAGTTCTAGTGTCTCTTATGGGCAAGATACTTGGAGACTACAAGGTAGATGTGCCTTTGGGTCTAATATGTGGTAACCGCGTAGCAGAGGGTGGTACCAGTGCTGAGAAGGCAGCATTAAAAGGTGCTCGATATGCCGTTTTCCAGGAACCAAGAAAGGGGGACAAGATTAATGAGGGTAAGATGAAGGAACTTACCAGTGGAAAAGATGCGATTTCTTGCAGAGCACCTTATATGCCGAATATGATTACATTCATTCCTCAAGCAACTTTCGCGATTGCTTGTAATGTGATGATGGAAGTGGACAGTAATGATGGCGGCACTTGGCGTCGTATTCGCGTTGCGGACTTTCTCTCTTATTTCACTGAAAACCCGGTTGATAATGATCCAAACAAACCATATCAGTTCCCGGTGGATTGTGAGATTGATAATAAGTTTGATAGATGGAAAGAAATATTTATGTCTATGTTGATTGAACGCGTTTTACAGACAAACGGATACGTCAAGGACTGTGAAATGGTCATGGCAGCAAGTAACAAATACAAACAGAGTCAAGACTTATTCAGTCAATACTACGACGAACGCATTATGCTAGATGCTGATAGCACTCTTAACAAGACGAATTTGTATGAAGATTGTAAGCAGTGGTATGCAAATAATGCAAATGTAAAATGTCCTACTTCACGCGAATTGGCAGACAATATGGATAAAATTTACAAGAAAAATATCCGAGGAAAATGGAAAGGTATTTCTATCAATTTTAGTAATGATGACGATGATAATGAAGTAACAAAAATTGATGAAAATGATATGTAAAATAATAATAACAATAATAAAAAATAACGAATAAATTGAATATTGTAATTTATCTATAATATTCAATTTTTATTTGACCGGGGTTGCTGTTAAGAATTTGCCCATATACATTACATTATCATACACAAAACGTTCCAAATGAATAATGTAAAATGGGTACAATCCAACTAACAAAATAATAATACTAGTAATATACAGTTTTTTCATCGAGAAATATTTATACAAAAATAATAGTAATAACAGAGCAAATACATAATATGACATTTTTAAAAAGTGATTTGCTAGTTCCCAGTTTTTTATGTTGGGTTGCACAAATGTAGATGCCTGGTCGCCCTTAGTCAAATCATTTTTCAAGTAATCATATTCTCGATTCAAATGGTCATTTTGGACAGTTAACAAATCAAAATATTTTTCATCATTGTCTAACAAGATTCCTTTGATTTTGTTGTGTTCTTCCAATAACATATCTAATTCAGACTCTAGTTCAATACTTCCATTATCAACCCGGCTTATAATTTCAGTTAATGATGCGATTTCTTTATTTAAATTGATAATTTCCGTATCTAATTTCTTTTTTTCAGCTTGTAGTGTTTTTATTTCACCGTTGTATTGTTTTATTAAATTCTTCGCTGAATTGTAACGATGACTGTTATTGTTAATTGATTTGTTCAAATTACCTATTTCTCGCTCCATTGCGCGTATGTCACCCTGTTTGTGTCTTATTTCGTTATTCATGTTCTTAATATTCTTAGTCGCATTATTAAACTTACGTTTTAGACTACGGAGTTGAGATTTTAACCAATCGTTTCGGCGAATCACCTCCTTTGGTGGTCCACGTTGTTTAGGTTTCGATTTTGATTTCTTTTTGAACCAGCCCATAATGAATAATTTATCTTATATAATTAGGATAAATTATTATTCACGAATTAGAATAAGGAGTCAAATAGTTTATTTGTAGTATTCGGTATTCTAGATATTGTTTCCGCAAATTGTTTCGCATATACCTGCGCATTGAGTATCATATTCATAACCACTTCTAAAATAACCATCCAATAAGGAAACAATAATAATCCAAACATCATAACAATTGTACGAGGTTGTTTCATATTATCTTGTTTTCGATACATAAAATATAACACTGCTAACAAAATATAATACATGTACCAAAGTGCCACATTAGATAGTAAATACTCCATTTTTATATGGTCTTCATATGTTGAGCGACGGTCTAAATTAATGCGTTTTTGTGTTAATCCTTGAAAAGTTTGTTCTAAATAATGGTTTTGTTTATTTATTTGATTGTGTAACTGTTGTACTTGACCAAATATATTCAGTTTGTCTTGTTCCATAGCATCGCTGGTATTGACTATACCAGCCAACAATGCCTTATTTTTTGTATCGGAAATATTATATTCGTCTGTTATATCATCCAATTCACTTTGTAAAGAACCTTGTGTATTTCGCAATTGAGGATTCATATTATCTCTGTAATCGTTGCGTATACTTTGTCTTTTATTACGATTCACTATTTCCTTATTTGCCTTTTTTTGTATCTTGGTATTTTGGTCTCGTTGTTGATTTACCATATTCTTCTTTTTCGTGTGTTCAGCTCTGATTGGCTGTAATTTTTTAGATATCTCCCTCTCAGCATTGCGTCTTGCATTTACACTTTTTACACGTTTTTTTCTTTTCTTTTCTAGAACCACATTTTCAATGGCAAGTCCTCCATAAGCTATTGCTCCGACTGCTGCTAATGGTCCTAAAAAAAATAACATAATATTCCTATTCTACAATATAGCCATATTATATTTTCGCATATTTACCTTCTTCATGCGGACTATTACACATAGACGGTTGCAAATTTTGAAACGATTCAGTTACTTCTTCAGAATCTTCTACTTCAGCATCAGGTACACATAGCAATTGTTCATTATCAAAACTCGTACCTTCATGACAGCAAGCAGGTCCAACGCAATACTTAGAATCATTCGCGGCAAGTAAATCTGATTCATCTATCTCCGCAGACTGTTTCTTTAATTCTTCGGGTTCATCTGTAGCTATTTGCGTGAAATCCATATGACTTCGCATTAATATCTTGAATATTTGCTTTAAACTATAAATTCCGACTAAACTAATAATGATAACCATAGCAATAGTGATTACTGAATCTGGAATGAAGCTCAAATGACGATTTACTAAAATCAATATAATCATCAAAAATAATCCAAACACAACGACGGCCAGCATTTTGTTAACTTCATGTTGTCGTAAACGATAAGAGTTATTAAATTGCGTTTCACGTTGTTTTACAACATATTCTGTTTCAATCACCGATTTTTGGTTTTCGAGACGTTTCTTTTCTTCGTCCAAAATATGATGAACTTGTTGTTGCTTCGTTAATAAGTCAGAATTGGTTATGTTGGTATCATTATACACATTGTTCATTGTATCCAACTCAGCTTGAAGTTCGGCGATTTGTTTATTCAACTCTTTATCATCGCTTTTTTGTAAACTCCCATGTAAATATCTTTTTTGCAAATTGAAAAAACTTTGTAAATCCACTTTGGGAGGTGTTTCTGTAGTAGACATGATATATATTATGAAAATATTATATATCATATATGAAAA